TTGTCTATAAGGTACAGGAGTTATAATGGCATTTCCAGGAACATATAATTTTAGTTATTACCGTGGCGACACTTATCAATTTGTGATCCGTCCAAAAAATTCAAATGGAACAACATTTTCTCTTGATGCTTATGCTGGAAATGCAGACTTTACTATAGCAAATAGACGTGGTAGTACAGGCACACAAATTAATGCAGTAGCAAATATTGACACAATAAATGATATTGTTACTTGTACAATTTCTGGAGCAACTGGAAGAAGTTTAGTTGCTGGAACAACTTATGTTTATGACGTTCAAATTGATAATGGTGCAGGAGTTATTTTTACACTTCTAACTGGATCAATTACTGTAACAGATGATATTACTGGGGCAGTTTAATGCCAGACGTAGTATTATCAAATGATGATTTAACAGTATTATCTGGTCCTTCAATAGTTGAACTTCTTGTAGATATTGGTCCAACTGGAACTCGTGGTACTAAAACATTTATAGGAATTGGAAATCCAAATTCTGTAGAAATTGGTCAAGATATTATATTAAATGATTTATATATTAATTCAGCACCAGGACCAGATTATGGATATTTATATCAGTATGTCTCAGAGCCTGGTGGAAATATTTGGATAGAAGTTCTACAACTCAAACCAACTATTTACTCTGCTTTTCATTTAACAACATTTTTAGCGGGGACAAGTGCATACTCAAGTAGTGGCTCTATAACAATTCCAATTTCTAATATATCAAGCGCTATAGGTCTTACAGCAGAAAACTTTAATGTTCAATACTCAATACCAAATTCAAAACCAGTAGCATCTTCTATTTCTTTAATTAAAATAGAAGGAACAGATTTAATTATAAATCTTGAACTTTCTGAGTACGATGGCACTTGGAGTCCACTTGAAGACGATATTTCTGTTCATGTTTTTATATCGGTTGTGATATAATGAACGAGGTGAATACATATGGCATCTGAATCAATTGGCGCACTTTATAGCACAAAAGTACCTGGCTATGCAGACAATGCTGATATTCAGGCAGCATTTAAACTATATCATTATGGCTCTTTAGACTACAATTCTTCTCAAACAAATCCATCAGCACTTATAAATCCATCAATTGCATATAGCCTTAATGATTTGCAAACTCAAATTAGTGGACTTGATCCTGCTGGCGGTGTTGCAAAAAGCATTATTGATGCTAAAGGCGATTTAATTGTTGGTTCGGCAAATGATAATGTAGATAATCTTGCAGTTGGAAGTGATGGGTATGTCCTTACTGCAAATTCTTCTGCAACACTTGGTATAGCCTGGGCTATTCCTGCTGTTACACTAACAAATTCTGTAACATTAACAAATAAAACATTAACAGCACCTACACTTACTGGAACAGTAACAGCATCTGGTGATATTAATCTTACTGCTTCTGGTGGGCCAGGAAGTTTAATAGATGAACTAACATTAATTTTTATGGGAGCAATGTAATATCATAAAAAATATGATATAATATTCATAATAGGAGGTAGTAATCAATGGCTACAATAACTAAAGCATTAGCACGTACAGCAGCAGCAACATCTTCTGCAACACTGTACACAGTTCCATCAAGCACCACAACTGTGGTGACAAATATTGCAGTTACAAATACTGCAGGAACAGCAGGAACATTTTCACTATTACTAGATGATGTTGCTATTCATACAACAACAGCAATTTCAGCAAACTCTACAGTTTATATTGATCTAAAGCAAGTACTTGCCACAACTAAAACCATTAAAGGTTTTGCATCAGCAACATCAATTAACTTTCACATTAGCGGAGTGGAGATTTCGTAATGGGAATTAACCAATATCCATCAACAGGTGGTTCTGTAATTAAGTCAATTCAACGTGGAACTGCTGCATCAGCAGGAAATATTACAATTACTTCAGTTGATACAACCAAAACAATGGTTAGATCTTTTTCTACTGGCGCAGCAGGAACTGTTGCAGCACGGGGAACTATGGGCGGTACATCAACTTTTCCAAACAACGTAGTATGGAATGGAACCACTGGACACCTTCCAACAAATTTAACAACTCAAACAAATTATGCAACTGGAACTGGATATGTACCACCATCAAGATATGGTGGATATTACTATACATATACTTATGCATATGAGGCTGTTACTCAAAATACAAGAACAATTACTCACTCAGGAACTTTAAGTGGTGGAACAACAGATCTTACTGCAGCAGAATATGGAGTTTATCTTTCAAACTCAACTACTTTAGTTGCAACTGGCCCATGTCGTTATGAAGTTATAGAATACACATAAGGAGAAAAATGAAAAGTTATGCACAACTAAAAGATGGAATTGTATTTGCAGTTCACACGTCACAAGATGATGTAGATGATTCAGGACCAAATGTTTGGTTAGTTGAAACCGAAGATGCAAATTCTTTGCTTGGTAAAAAATATGAAAATGGATCATATGTCGATGCTCCAAAAATTAAATATGCAAAAATTGAATCGGGAAGAGTTGTTTTAATCAATGAAACAATATATGCTTCAGATGTTGATGGACCTATCGTTACTTCAGACGAAGTTGATCTTTTTTGGACATTTGATGGAACAGACTTTCATGCTCCAGTAGTAATGCAAGATGTTCTTTCATATAATATACCAGATCCTGAAAATGGAACAGTTATTTCTAGTGAACCTGATGAAGAAGGAAAATAATTTTTAAATACTAATATTGGGGTGATGTTTATATGAAAAAAAATATTTTTAAGCATTCTGCATTAAGTTTTGTTTTGCCAAAAATAGAACCTATAAAAAATATTATTCCAGATTTTTATAAAAATTCAGAACCAATTCCAAATTATAAAAAAATTAAAGAACTTCCACTTAGGCCAAATTTTAAATATTGTAATACTTTTTTAGATAGTTTTACTACTGGATACTATATTCCATTAGTTGCAGATATTGCAGTAAAACAAACAGATAATGGTCCAATAATATCTTGGTCTGATCCACAATTGCAGATTGTATCTGAAAGAAATAGAGCAGATAATCCTACACTTCCAACACCAATTGGATGTTCATCAAATCATTTTGTTTGGCAGACGCAGCATGTATTTGAAATACCAAAAGGCTATAGTGCATTATTAACTCACCCATTAAATAGACATGATCTTCCATTTGTTACTCTAAGTGGAATAGTAGATGATTTTGTTTTGCATAAAGGAGCAATACCAGTTTATTTTAGTTCAACATTCGAAGGTTTAATTCCAAAAGGAACTCCAATACTTCAAATAATATTATTTAAAACTGAAAATTGGAAATCTGAAATAGATGTAGATATAATAAAAATTTCAACACAAAATGAATTTAACTCTTCTAGCAACTCTATTGGTTGGTATAAAAAAAATATTTGGAAGAAAAAAACATATGAATAAAAAAAAATTTTTTTTAATAGTTTAGAATGGTATGACGATTTATTAAACTTTACTGGATTACCAAGACCATTTTTTAATATACCAGAAAATAGAAGAAAAAAATTATCACATTCAAAATTAATTTTAAAAAATAATTTATATCTTCATAAAAAAATTCCAGTACCTTGGCAATCAATTCCATTTTTTACAATGGAAAGAGACTTTCTTTTAAATCAAGAGAATGAAAAACTTGTATATTTAGAAGGTCGATGTGGATATTGTGGAATTAAATTTATTGATAACGATGAATGTTCAAGATGGATAATTGTTGATCCAACACAAAATGATTCTACTGGACCAAGAGTTTTTTCAGATACACATCCATTACATATTGAATGTATGAAACAAGCAAGAGTTTTTTGTCCTTTTATGAGACAAAGAGAAAATGATGAGTTTGAGCATGGTATCTATAAGGATCTAAGACAAAACTTTATAGATACCACGCCAAACCTACCTATTATTTAGGAAACTTTTTCATCCACTCTTTTGTTTTTGCAGTTATGCCTTTCCAAGAAGACCAGTCATCTCCACCATTAGACATATAGTATGCAATCTCTGCATTTTTTACGGGATTAAATAGTTCAGCATTAGAATCAAGATCAAATTTATCTCTACGATCTGGACCTAAGTCATCAATCATATTAATTTGAAACATGCCATAAGATGAATCTCCAGTTTTATGGTTTCCATTAAATGCTAAAGGACGACCATTAGATTCTTTTTTAGCAATTGACCAAGCAACCACTAAATCATTACCTCTAAAGCCAACAAGCCATAGAAGTTCTTTTAATTCATTGTCTGTTAGATTTGTTTTATTTTCATAATCTTCTAATTTTTTGCCTTTAGAAACGACAAAAGCCACCTTGTGGGTGGCATCAGGGTTTTCAGCCTGTTTTATTAGTAAGTTATTTTTAATTTCTAAAGCATTAGCGGAATTGCTTATAGGTGCAATCAATCCAACTAAAGATAGGATTCCAATCCAAGCCTGCTTGTCTCTTCTCATAATAGTAACCTCCTAGAGAACAAATGCTACCGTCTGGTAGCATGTATTAATTATAACATGAATTTGCCAGCAAAGTCAACTTTGATATAATATTTTTATAAATTTTTAATTATTGTTAGCGTAAGTGGTATAATAATAAGTACTATGGCTACTGGCGCAACTAATAATTATGATCTTCCTTACCCGCTTTTAAGCGATCCAGTAAATGTTCATGAAGATATTCAACTTCTTGCTGAAAGATTAGAAGATGTATTATTTAATGTTGGTGTACCATTTATTTCTTTAGAAATAAGAAATAATTCTGGCTCATCAATTTCTAAAGGAACTCCAGTATATATCTCTGGATATTCAACAAAACCAACAATTGCAAAATCTGACTCAGATGACTTAGAAACTTTTCCAGTAGTTGGAATAACTCAATCAACAATTGCATCTGGATCAGATGGCGTTATTATTGTTTCTGGAGTTTTTGAAGGAATTAATACCGCCTCATTTGCTGCAGGAGATATTTTATATGTTGCAAATGGCGGTGGATTAACAAATACAATTCCAACTGGTGGATCTGGAGCAGTTGCAGTTGTTGCTAAATCAAATGCCTCAACTGGAGTTATTATTATTGGACAGCCAAAAGGCAACGGAACATGGGGATCACTGAAAGCAGGTTTAGCATAATGGCAAATTATAGAAATCAAGGTTCATCTACATATGATATTGGTGAAGCGCCACCATTTGTTAATTGGACAATTGTAAAAGGTGACACAGCATCTTTTAGGGTTTATTTAACAGATGATAATAGACAACCATTAAATATTCCAGACTGGTCTATAGAAGTAGAATTTAAAAGACCAACTAGCCCAGTAGAACCACAAATTATTACAGATGCTGCAACAATAGTTTTTACTATTAATCCAGAGCAAGATTTAGAAGATGGTGATGGTGAGTTTAAAGTAAATCTAACTGCATCACAAACCGCACAATTAAGAACAAATGATATTTTTGATATTGAATTACGTCTTCCTCAAAATACACTTGTTTGGACAGTTGCTCAGGGTAAAATTATTATCCTTGAGGATGTTACAAACTAATGGCAACAGTTGTTATCAATGACAATGTTCCTGTTTTTACAAAAGTAATTGAAAAAGTTTCTTTTCCAAATGTAAAGATTACAGGAACTAATCGTTTAACAAATATAGACTCAATATTGCCTTTTAGAGTAAGATTTACAGCAATACATATACCAACATCTATTGGAAATGTTCCAGCAATTCCTTTGCAAGTTATTGGTTTTTCTAACTATATACTTTAAAATAAATATGATATAATTACGACATGGCTAAAATATCAATCTCAAGCGTAAAGGCCCTGTTTCAGACAGGTGATAGACCATCTCAAGAAAACTACGAAGACCTAATTGATACAGCATCTGCACAAGCAACAGATCTTGGAAGCGCTGGAAACAATGAGTCAACAATAAATGGTATTGAGAACACAACTATTTTTGATAACTTCATAGCAAGTGAGTGGAGATCAATGAAATATGTTATTTCTATTAAAAAAAGTTCTGGGAACAAATTTTGGTCAACAGAATTAACATTAGTTCCAGATGGCACAAATGTAAATGTTTCTGAATATGGAACGGTAGACAATGATGGGAATATTGGCACCATCTCCGTGTCTAGAGC